GTCCAAATCACAGCGTCGGGGAAACGTCATTCGATTAACATCGATGATAAGTTTCTGTCGGAATTGGGCGTTGCCAGCGGTGATAAGAACAAGGAAACTGTATCTTTGTTTTTAGCCAGTTGGTTCGCTCTCCTCGCAGATAGTCCACTTCAGAAAGTTCATCGTCCCTGGGCCTCCTATTACAAGATGAAGAAACTTCTTGTAAGTAAAGGCATCAAGGGGACGATCAACTATCTTTCCGGTTTAGCTCACATCATGGTAGCAGAATCTGTTTACCTTGACGAAGGCTATGGAACCACAATGGGTTCGTACATCTCAGAGATGCAGAACACTCCTGTTTTTCATGAGTATTTCTCACTCTGTCTCAAAACCCCTCGGGACTTTGAGAAAGGTAGATGGACCGGAGTACAGGAATCGACCTGGAGTTGGCTCTACACGTTCCTTAACTTCGGAAAGAAGTTAGATTACGTGGACCCCAGCTTCGAGACAGCCGCCTTGCGCGACTGGGTTTCTGTAGAAGATAGACTCGCAAAGATTCAGCTGCCCGAGGATGATCTCCGTTTTTTAGAGTCATACTCGGGACTCTGCTCCCACGTTTCCAGCTGCGCGATCTTAGACCAAAGTTTGGTCCTGGACGAGTGGCAGAACGGGGTGTCCTCGGTCGTATCGACAAATTTAGAACTTTGTCATATGATCGAAGGATCGATGCGGTCTTTTTCAGAGGCCATATTGGAAAATATGGCTTCGGAAAAGAGTCGGGTGCTTCGGTGGACAGGGTTCTCCCTGATCCCACCAAGTGGTCGCATGCGAGTGGTGTATCGTCTCGTGTAGCTCGTCTGAAGTTCGTCCCGAAAAACATGAAGGTTGCTCGCTCTATATGTATGGAGCCCAGCACCTTAATGTATTTTCAACAGGGCGTGCTCAGGGAGCTGCTCGGACTACTAGACTCTAGTCTCCTCAAACGTTTTATAAACGTTAGAGATCAGAGTAGGAATAGAGATCTAGCTCGTTTTGGTTCTTATACCAGCGAGATAGATACTCTAGACCTCAGTGCTGCGAGTGATTCAGTATCGTTAGACCTGATTAGAGGAATTTTTCCTCCTAGTTGGCTACTAGTGATGCTGTCCACTCGGTCCACACAGGTTGAACTTCCTGATGGGTCCATTCGGACTCTGAAGAAGTTTGCACCTATGGGATCTGCTTTATGCTTTCCCACGCAATGTATTATCTTTGCGTGCGTCTGCGTGTATGCAGCCTGTCTAGACACCTTCCGGAAAATGCCTCGTACGGTTAGTTTCTCTGACTGGTTGACCCCAAGAAACGTTCGCCTAGTTACTCGCTCCTTTGCGAGGACTCCTGGTTTTCGTTTAGGGGGTTACCAGCCTCTAGCCGTATATGGTGACGACATCTGTCTTGATCAGAAGTTATCAGACAGTGTCACGTCCATCTTATCGCGCCTCGGCTTTCAAGTTAATCTTGAAAAGTCTTTCCGAGGAGGGCAGGGCTTCCGTGAATCTTGCGGAGGTTACTACC